GCCAGTCCTGAAATGTCAACGAAATTGCCATCTCTAATCGCATCCCGCGCTGATAATGACATTTGATTGTCTCCTCTTTTAGTTTTTAAATTACGCAACATAACAGCAAAGTTCTTGTTTGCCGGTGGTATCTTTTGCGGGTTCTGCCGGTAAACTATTTTTTATGATCTTTTGCTTTTCTTTCATTACTTCTTTAGCAAGTCTTTTCAGTCTCTTTTTATCATTTTTTAGCAGTTTATCATACTGATCGAACCACATAGTTTTCTCACCTCACTTTCTTTCAAATAGGTTTTAAATAAAATTAATCTGTGTAATATTCGTATATAGTAGGACTCCAGATTTCATCTGATACAAAAGCGTTATTATCCAAAACCCATTTATTAAAGTTTGCTAATATACTAAAATTATTACATTCACTGTTACATTGTTCTCCTGATTTTCCACAACTTGCTGATAAACAGCAACCTGGATATTGCCTTGTTTCTCGTCTTTTCATTAATCTACTCATTTTATCACCTCATTTCAGTTATAGGTTAGTATTAAAACATTTTTTTAGGCTCTTAAATCTCAATTTAAGAACCCAAAAAACATTTTAAGCAATTTGCTGCTGTCTATCGTCCTGATTAAATGATCTGCTACCATAAGCCCTACGAATTGAGTCAAAACTAACATTACTAAAACGTGTCTTTCTACCGGTAAAAAGAAGAGCTGGGTGGAACAAAACTCCATTTTTCCCTTTTACTGTTCCAACGGAATTTTAAAGACTTCAATATGTCTTTATACTTTCGGGTATTGCCTGAAATCCAAAGCCAAGTTCCAACAAGTTCTATGTCTATGTCAGGTGCTTCAAGTTTTAATAGTTCTGTTATTTTATTCATAACTTCTTGTTCAACCTTTTGGTTGTAATAATACTTATGATCTTTACCATCAAAACCTTTATTTATTTCTCCATCTAATTCTTTTAATCGGTTTAAATAATCTGCCTGCATTTCTACAAAAAGATTATGGTTTCCGCCTTGTTTATCAGGATGGAGTTTAAAAGCATATTTTTTATATGCTTGTTTTACTTCTGCAACGGTGTTATAATTTTTAAACATTTAATTCCTTTCTAAAAGAGGGTTAATTGTTCTTGTTTGCCGTATGATTCAATTTCTTTTCTCCTCGAATGTATTTTATGGTATTAAATGAAGTTCATTATCGCGTGCTAAAAAACTCCTTGAATAAATTTGCCCTATACTATTGCGATATTCTTTTATGATAGTGAGAGGCCATGCGCCGCCCGTTATGCGCAGCATTTTTGACCAATTACCACTATTTCTCCTCACTTGATATTCAAGATGCCACAAGTCTTTTTTTGCTTGGTGTAAAATACTAAACTTTATTTGATCCTTTGTTATCCGTTTTCTCATATTCTTCATTTTAATCCTCCATTGGTGAATGTTAGTTTGTATCATTTTTTGCCGGTATAAATTAATAGCAGCTCTTCAAGGGCTTCGTCGTGAAGTACCTGTCCGAGCCTTAGAAGAAGCCAGCATTTTCTCTTCGTCCAGTCTCGATCCATTGCACGTATAATTTTTATGCTCATTTCCTGCATACATTTATCACGTACCGCTAAAATTTCCAGTATATTTTCTTTTGCTGTCATGTTCTCACCCCCTTTTTTTTATTAATATGCACTTTAACACGCAAGTATAATATACACTCAAACTTATAGTTTGTCAAGCTTATTTTTTGTTTTTTTTTGGAGAGTGGAAATGGTGAGATATAATATAGATATATATATAGTGCGACGTCCATTTTAACGGTGAGCGGTAATATTGGCGGAGAGTTTAACGGTGGAAATATAACCTATTCTGCTATAATATGCACTCATTAGCATAACGATAGGTCCTGTGGATTATGGTAAGGCGACATTATATATAGTAGATCATACCGATATTCGGTAAAGTTGGGTGAGGAAATACCAGAACCCAAAGTTATGTCAACTTCGTGAGGAAGATTAGCTTTTTGGTAGTTAATATAGTAGTTAGCCAGCGCCAGGAATAGTCTAATTTTTGAAACATATCAAACGGTTATAGCCTGGCCGCAAGGGATTTATAGTCCCTCGCCATTGATTTGCAGCGCTCCTATACTATCCTTTAGACCTGAAACGTTTTGATATAGTTGATGTTAACCATACCCCACTCGACCCCCCCTTACCCCACCATCACACTCCGTTTGAGTCCCCCTCATCCTCTCCCAATCCCCCTCCAATAATCTCCAGCCCTTTCAACATCTTACAGGAGTCCCTATTAAAAATCCCAGAGAAATTTGTGGAATTTTAAATTTTAGTCGAGACCTAATCCTGAGCCGATCTGGAGTGAGTCTGGAGTGGACTTATACCCTCGGTGCGATTTCTAATAACTCCTTATAAAACAACGAGAATTTTAGTCCAGAGTTAGTCCAGAGTTAGTCCAGAGTAGCTGTAACTCATTGAATATAGCAGTGTTATACAAACACCTCTGAGGACTTCGGACGTATGCTTTTATGTATTATGTATTTAAGGTTTTAAAGAGCTTTCTTTTTCTTTTTGGTTCTTTTTCTTTTTCTTTATGCAAACCAGGTGTTGAGTAAAATGGGAAGTTTGGGTTGTTCCACGTGAAACAAGTTTTTTGCTTTTAAAACTTTTTTCTTGACAATGGAAAATTTTTCTGATAAATTTTTTTCCATGCCTACGAAGAGAAAACAAAGACCTGCTTACGACGAAGATGTGGAAATCCTCAAGAGGAAGATCAAGGACATCTTGGTCAAGGACGGGAGGTTTGAAAAGGTAGTGGATTTTCTGATTAGCGTTATCGACGGCAATGAGGTGGAGGAGGTCTTTTTTCCTAAGACTGGTTCATTTCTCCAGAAGAAGGCGAGCCTTAAGGTTAGGGTTGACGCGACGAAGTATCTGTTTCAGGGGACCCTTGATCGGATTATTGGCGTGGTGAGGGAATTGCCGGATGCCACTATTCCGTTCGATCCAACGGAAGAGCTGAAAGCCATTGCGAAGAAGAAGCGAGAGGAAGCGGCCGCCAAGAAAGCCAAGAGAGGCAAGAAGGTCCTTTACCTGAACGAGAAGCAGGAAGAGGACCAGTCGGTTACTTAAGCGAGGTTAGCCTGATATGGCGAGGATGCCATCCAAGAAGCGCCGTAAGAGACGGCGGCTGAGAAGGAAGAAACGCTAATGGGCGATGTGATTGAGATAAGCCAGAGCGCGCTTACCGAGAGAGTGATGTCTGATCTCTGGGATGATCGTGTTACTTACGTGAAGGAGATCGTCGGTGTCACTCCTACGGATCAGCAGGGAGACGCGCTGGTTGCCTTAGATAATTACGACAGCGTTGTGGTGAAGTCCGGGCATGGCGCTGGTAAAAGCTGCGTTGAATCCTGGGGCGTCCTGCATTATATGTCTTGCCGTCCTTTCCCAAAAGTCCCTTGTACCGCCCCTTCCAAACATCAACTTTACGATATTCTCTGGGCTGAATTGTCCAAGTGGCATCGCCAGATGAAATCGGAGGCTATTAAATCCTTATTCCAGTGGACCAAAGAAAAATTTTTTCACAAGGGCTACCCCGAAGAATGGTTTGCCGTTGCGAGAACCGCCGTGAAGGAAAATCCCGAAGCCTTACAGGGATTCCATGCCGAGTATTTGCTCAAAGTGATTGATGAGGCGTCAGGTGTGCCGGAACCGATTTTTGAGGTCGCGGAAGGAGCTACCGGGCATTACGAAACCAAAGCGCTCATGTGCGGCAATCCGACAAGACTCGAAGGGACGTTTTACGACGCGTTCGGAAAAGACCGTGAGATTTACAAAACACTTTCATGGTCCTGCCTGGACAGTCCTATTGCGCCGGAAAAATTTGTCAAGCGGGTCGAGCGCCGATATGGTCTGGACTCGAATATATACCGCGTCCGTGTCTTGGGCGAGTTTCCTCTGCGGGACGGCGACGCTTATATCCCGTATAATCTGGTCGAAGACGCCATGATCCGTGAAATCGAACCCCAGACAGATAAACCGATCGTGTTTGGCGTGGACGTTGCCCGGTACGGGAACGACGCTACGGTTATTGCACTCCGCCAGGGTGACGAATTTAAGCCGTTTCACGTTATGCGAAATAAATCGACGATGGAGACGGCGGCTTATGTGGCGCATCTTGCCAACGATTTAAAACCGCTCCTGATATTTGTGGACGTAATCGGGATCGGGGCCGGGGTATTCGACAGGCTCGAATCACTGGGACTGCCCGTTGTTCAGGTTAATGTCGCGGAATCGCCCGCCAGGAACCCTCATCAGTTTAAGCGTCTCCGGGACGAGCTATGGGGCGAGATGAGATTATGGCTGGAGTCCAGGCGTGGCAAATTACACGATAATTACGATAACGATTTACTCGGACAGCTCACTACCCCGAAATATAAAATCCTGAGCGACGGCAAAATTATGATCGAGTCCAAGCAGGATATGAAAAAGCGCGGCGTGGACAGCCCGGATATTGCGGACGCTTTTAACATGACTTTCGCGCAACCAGTGAGCAATTACTCGAAAGAGATCGACGAGTTCTGGGAGCAGTTTTGGGGCGACGAAGAGGCTTATGCGCCTCTCGATGTGGAATGCGGGTATTAAAGACCTTTTAAATCAATTGGTTATCAGAAATCTCTCAATTCAATTTTCAAGAGATTACGACCTTTAAACAAAATCTAAAAAATGGACTTAAATTTATTTAAAAAGAAAAAGGACGATAGCCAGTCGCTTGTTACGCTGCCGTTGAGCGCTTATGTGCTGTGGATTTTTGACGCGTTTAAGGCGGCGCGGCTTCCTTACGAGGAAACCTGGACAGAGTGTTGGTATAATTACCTCGGCCAATACCAGACCAATACCAAATGGAAAGAAACCGAGGGCCGTCCGGGGCGAAGTAAAATATTTATAAAGCTGACCGCGTTAAAATGCAATACCGTCCAGGCAAAAATTATGGACGCCGGATTTCCAGCCCATGAAGGGGTCCCGTTCGACGTTGAGCCTGTTCATCTTGATTTACTTGGGATTCCCCCAGAGGTAGCGGCGGACCTTGCGAATAACGCGAAAAAAAGAGTCCAGGATCATTTCAAGTATATCGAGTTGCCGGAACTGATAAATACCGGAACCCTTGAGATGGCCATTTACGGAACAGCAGTTCTTAAAAGTCCAATTATCGAATTCCGAAAAAAAAAGACGACCCAGCTAAAGCATATCGGAAGTGTCCCGATCAATCAGACTATTCTTGCGAACTCCGCAGTTAATCCTTACGAGACCGCTTATTCCGCCGAAGCCATGCCGACGGCTGATCTCATGTCGATATGGGAATATTATGTCGATCCGAACGCGAAGTCGAATAAGAACTCTATCGGAGAAATCCATTATCAGCGCTTGCTCCCGCAGCAATTTCTAAGGCTCGCGAAACAGGGCGGGTACATGAGCGATAAAGTAAAGGAGATTTCGAGGCAGGCGGATGAAAACGACGAAAACGATAAAACTGATATTCTCCTGGGAGATAATTATACCGGGAAGCAGGGAGTCAAAGACAAAAAAATTCAGGTGTGCGAATACTGGGGGCTGGTCCCGGTCAAGATGCTTAAAGACTCAGGATGCGAAGACGTGGAAGAGATGGACGAGGAGGCAGATGTCGAAGCCCTGGTCGTGCTTGCCGGAAATGCCGGGGATGTTATTAAAGCCTGCATTAATCCTCTCGGATACAGGCCGTTTCTGGTCTGTCCGTACAAGAAACGCCCGCACAGTATCTACGGAGACGGCGTTGCTTATGCCATGAAGGACTCTCAAAAAATGATTAACAGCGCCGCACGATTATATATCGACAACAAAGCTATTGCCGGGAATCTTGTTACAGTAACGAACCTTTCCCGCGTAGACACAAGAAGGACTAAGAATCTCGACGTTTATCCCGGTAAGAATATTTACGCAAAAGGGAATGTCGATCCAAAACAAGTCATAGACGCCCTTGTCTTCCCGGACGTCACGAATAATATTCAGCCGATGATCGAGCTGTTCGAGCGCTTTTCCGATGAAGAGACCGGAGTGCCGAAATATACGTCAGGCATTCAAGGGAGTTTTTTAAATAAAACCGCAAGCGGTATGTCTATGCTTATTTCCCAGATGAATATAAACCTGAAAACGGTCATGCAGAATATCGACGATTTCTGGATTGAGCCGATGGCGGAAATATTCCACGAATGGTTCATGGAAAACGACCCTAACCCGGACGCCAGGATTCCTATTCTCGTTAAAGCTACCGGGACAAAAAGCTTAATCACGAAAGAAATCCGAATGGAAAAAATGAAGGAATTTGTCCAGACGATGTCTCATCCAAAACTCCTTCCGTTCATGGACGAAGAGAAGGTCGCAAAAAACTGGTCCGAGTTAATGGAAATGGATTTATTGAAATCGAAAGAACAGATAAAACAGGTCCTCGAACAGATGGCCCAGCAGGGAGCGCAGGAAACAAAGTGGGCGAACTTTACTGACATCGACAAGCTCTGGGAATTTATGACGCCGATGGAACAGGCGCAGATTTTAAATGAAATGGGAATTCAACCTGACCCAAGCAGAACTGCGGGGGCCGCACAGCCCGTGCCTGGGGGTCCCTCTGGTCCCTCTGGTCCCTCTGGTCCCTCTGGCGCTCCCGCTAATCCGCAGCCTGGACAAAGAGGAGGATTTATTCAATGAGCATAGAGGATTTTTTAAAATTACTCGATGAGAAGATCGCAGAAAAACGAAGCGAGCTTGAGAGTGTGCCGGATATGAACATTATACTTCGACTCCAGGGAGCCATTGCAGTTCTTAATGAACTAAAACAGGAACCGGAAATTCAGGAAGCCTTCGACGAAATGAATGCCAGGAAAGAGCTGGAGGAGTAATATTTTTTTAACACATTAGACAAAAATAAAGTTTGCAATAGCAAGCTTTAATTATTTTTTAAAGGGCTACCGTGATAAGCGGCCCCACACAAGGAGGTTTTTATGCCAGAAGAGCCAAAAGGTAAAGAGGCGGAAGAGCAGAAGCATGAAGGTGAAGTTGCCCCGGACGAGAAAGAAGACCAGAAGGGTTACGACGAAGCCTTTGCGGAAGCAGCTAAATCCGATCTCACTTCTCCAGGACAGCCAGAGCCTTTAGATAAAGGCGAAGAGGATGTGCCAGGGGAAGAGCAAAAGAAAGAGGAGCTGCAAAAAGACAAGGGATTACCGGAAGAAGACCCCGGCTCCAAGTCTAACGTGGACCTCGTTCTGGAAGCGCTGGAAAAATCAGGCGCGAGCGAAGAGGAAATTAAAACCTATAAGGCTCATGGCGGTGTGCAGTCTATGGCGAAGGCGCTCAGAGATACGAAGAGCAATCACGCCAAGCTTTTTAATCAGCTCTCAAGCATCAGGAATGAGCAGCAAAAGAAAGATAAGGAAGGCCAGACAGATAAAGACCGGGCGGAAAGCGTCGGGTACAAGCTGGACGACTTTAAGGAAAAACTTAAAGCATACGACCCTGACATGGTGGACATCCTTACTCCAGTGGTTGAATCAATGGAGCGGGAAAACCATGACCTGAAAGAAAGGATCAGCCAGTTTGAGAACCGGAGCAACGCTGAAAAAGAGGAAGACCTGATACGTCAGCAATACGAACGCGACGTCAAGCCGAAGGTCATGGAAGCCCATAAGGACTATGACCAGATTCTCGGAACCGAGGATTACTGGAACTGGGCGAGATTGCAGTCTCCAGCCTTAAAGACAGCCGCGCTTCATTCTCTTGACCCGGACGACATCATCATGGCTGTGGACAATTACAAGAAGTTTAAAAGCACACCGGAAGCGGAAGAACAGAAGAAAAAAGAAGAAGCACTCAAACAAAAAAAATTAACCGACGCGCAAACCCTTCGCGGAGGCCGAGAGCTGACTCCGGCCCCTTCAAGCAAGGGAGATCAAGACGATTACAATGCCGGATTCAATGAAGGCGCTAAAGCGAAGGCGGGGGCGGTCTATTAAGGAGATTTAACAATGCTTTATTCAGATGTATCACCGCGAACCAATGGTTATGCGGATGCAATGCTCCTAAAAAGAGCGACACCCAATAACATACTGGGGCAGTTCGGTCAAACCCGGACCTTGCCAAAAAAGAAAACCGACACGATCAAGTTCAGACGGTACGAGGCCCTGTCCGCAGCGACCACTCCGTTGTCAGAAGGTGTTACCCCAACAGGTTCCACTCTAACCAAGACGGATGTGTCTGTTACCTTAAAACAGTTCGGCGACTACGTTACCATCACGGACAAGATTCGTGACACCCACGAAGACCCTGTTCTTAACGAATCCCTTGAGATTCTCGGAGAACAGGCCGCAGAAACTTACGACGTCCTGAGAGCCGCAATATTAAAGGCCGGGACAAACGTTCAGTACGGCAACGGCTCTGCAAGAACAGATGTCAATACCGTAATCGACGCGACAGACCTTAAAGTCGCTGTCAGGACCCTCAAACGCCAGAACGCGAAGAAGATCACTTCGATCGTTAAAGCTGGTCCGAATATAGCGACGAACCCAATAGCCGGAGGATTTATCGCGGTCTGTCACCCGGACCTCCAAAGGGACCTTGAAGGCATTTCCGGTTGGATTGCCGAGCATAACTACGCTTCCACCCAGGGATTAATCGAAGGTGAAATAGGATCGGTCGGAGAAATCCGGTTTGTTCTGGACACTAACCTCTCCGCCTGGGCCGATGCTGGCGATACAAAAGGGGCAACCATTTCCACCACAGGGACCGACTCTGACGTTTACCCCGTGCTTATTTTCGCGAAGAACGCTTACGCGCTCGTACCACTCGCCGGAAAGAACGCGGTCAGCACCTACGTCAACAACCCGAAAGCGACCGACAGCGACCCGCTTGCTCAAAGAGGAACCGTTGGCTGGAAAGGATACCATGCCTGCGTGATTCTCAATGACAACTTCATGGTTCGTCTTGAGGTAGCGGCAACGTCATAACTTAACGGGGCGGCTTAATCGCCGTCCCACTTTTTAAAACTTTCAAGGAGAAAAAAGATGAAAAGAACTGTAACAGGAACAGTCGAAGGGACTGGGGCAACCATTACCATTCAGTTAGGGTTTACCCCTAAAGCGGTCCAGCTTTTTAATATCGACGGCCTCTGTACGCTCTTCTGGAGCGAGAATATGACGGACGCCTACGGGCTTAAAGCAATCACCGCCGGAACGATCAGTAAAATCACCTCGCTTGGAATTACCCCGTACACAGGAAGCGAGAACACAAACAATGCGGGATTCCAGATAGGGGCGGACACAGACGTTAACGTATCTGGAGAGACCATTGAGTACATCGCTTACCGCGATTAAAAAAATCCCCAGGGAGGGAGAATTAATTTTCTCTCTCTCAGATTTTAAAACGAAAGGAGGGCTGGTTGTGAAGAAAGTAAAGATAATCGTATCGTCCAAAGATTGTAGTAGGGAAGACCTTAAAGTAACGGTCAACGCTCCAAAGGACGGCAATCCATTCATGCAGGAAGTAAAGATTCCTCTTGACCAGGAAGTAGAGGTCTTCCCGGAGGCCCTGGGGGCTTTAAGGGACGCTGGAATTCCTTTTAAACAGGTCGCAGAAGGCGCACCTGAAATTATTAACAATGACGAGGAGAAAGAAGATGGCGGAAGCGAAGAAATCGACGTCTAAAAAGTCCATGACTTTAACGGAAACAAAGGCGGCGTTATCCAGGCAAAAGAAATTTAAAATCAGAATTCCATCAACGGAGACTGATGCCCGCCCCGTGTCTGTAACGGTTAATGGTTACAGGTATGACATTAAAAGGGACGAAGTGGTAAATGTTCCGAAGTCGGTACTGGAAGCGCTCCAGAACGCGCAAACTGGAGCTTACACGCAGAAGAAAAGGGAGGATGGAGAAGGGATGGAAATGGTCAGCAAAACAGTTCAAAGGCATCCATTTGAGCTTTTAGGAGAAGCGGCATAATTGAGCTACGCATTAACATATTACGGAAAAGAAGGCCAGTCTGGATTATATGCCAGGATCAAGAGGGTCGCGGACTCGTATTGGTGGGACAATAATATTAACGCCTGGGAGTCTGCGGCAGACTCGGACAGCAATATTTCTTTAACGGAGACGTCTGGGACGGTTGGAGAATATACCGGGACAGCGACGAGCCTTAGTCCGTCAACAGGAGGCTTATATGAAATTTACATTTATGACTCCGTTGGAACGCTGATAATCAGCAATACCGAATTTTATCAGTCCGACAGAAGGACCGCTCTTGAGGTTGTTAATGCTATCCAGCAAGAACTTCGCTTCCCTGAATCCACAGCGTTCACAGACGCTCACGCGAAGCTGGTGCTTCGGTTTGTCAATGACGCGCTCTCTTTTATGCTCGAAAAAGGCCAGTGGGATGAGCTGAAAGTCAAGGGGTCGTTTGTTCTTCCGGCATCAACTTCGATCATTAATATTAACCCGACGAACTCAAGGGGCCTTGACGCGATAACACACTTGCAGATTACCACGAATGAGCCTCTTGTCCTGAAAAACGACGAAGTCTTCCGGTGTCACCAGCGAACAAATACCAGTGAGGCCCAGCCTTTGATATACAGGCATTACGGGCGCGCGGGGAGCGCTGTTATTCTCGAATTCTCGGCGACGCCGGACCAGGCTTACACGGTGGACTTCGAGGGATTACTGAGGCAGTCGCTCTTAGCCGCAATTACTGATGTTCCGAGAATAGACACGGATATTCTGATTCTCGGCGGGTTGTATTTTTTAAAAAGAGACCAGGGTGACGATTACTCTGATGAACAGGCCGCGTTCCTGGCGAAAGTTGAAGGGCATGGCTCAGGTCACACAAATACTAATTTTGGAGATTTGCAGGCGGGATAATCTTTATGGCAGGACGAACGACAACCTTTAAAGTAAAAAGCTTTCAGCGAGGAGAGTCTCATGTCCACGCGCCAAGCAACATGCCCGCGAAGTATGCGAAGATGCTCTACAACTGCCATATCACTGACAATGGAGGCATAGGGAAAAATAACGGCTACCTTAAAAAAAATACTTCCGCAGAAGCTGGGATTACTTTTAAGTCCGGGTGCGAATACAAAAAAGCCGACGGGACGACATTGAATATCGTTGCCGGAGGCGGAAAGGTTTATAAGGAATCCGGCGGAGTTCTTACGGAGCTTATTTCCGGGTTGGATTCAGTCGCGGTTGTGTATTTCGCTGTTATTAACGATGTCTTACATTTCGGAAATGGAGTTGATCTCCCCCGCAAATATGACATGACTTCCGTTGATTACATAGGTCTCCAGGCAACCGGGACAAGCGCCGTGACGAACGGCTCGGCTACCATGACAGGGACAGGGACAGCTTATGATACGGAGCTTGCGGCAGATGGGAATATTATTATCGACGGAGTGTTCTGCACTATTTTGACGGTGGACAACGCAACCCAGGTCACGTTAACCGCGAATTATTCAGGAGACACGGGTTCCGGGCATACGCTTTATTATAAGGTCCCTCCGAAAACAAGCTTCTTTCCTCACGTCCATCAAAACCGAATGTGGTGGTTGGAGAGAGCCAATACAATGAAAGTCACTTATTCAAAGCTTGACACCCCGGACGATTACGAAACGGCGTCTGATGCCGGGTACATGGACTTTAAATTTATATTGCCAAGAGGAGATGAAGCCCTGGAGCTGGCGACGTTTATGGACTTATTGATCTTTTTTTTCAAAGACCATATCCCCGTATATTCCGGGACGAACCCGAATAGCAACTTTAACCTGGAGCAGCTCTTGTCTGGAATCGGAGTAATTAATACCGGGACGGTCCAGAATCTCGGCTCGGATATAGTTTTTCTTTATTCGTCCGGCGTTAAATCCATGAAGCAGGTCGTCACGACAGGGAACCTTAATACGGACGATAAATCCGAAGACATCGACCCTGTCCTCCGAAAACAGATAGACGCCAACACGGGCAACGTCTATGCTACTGCACATTATCCGGCGCGGAGCTGGTATATGCTTCTCGTTAACGACGTTGTCTGGGCGTTTAATTATCAGAAAAAAGCCTGGGGGAGAATCGGCGGAGCGGACATTAGCGGTCTTTTTCATACGCAGGGTGGGACCGTTTATTTTTGCGGAGAGACGTTCTTTTATACCTATGGAACCGGGTTCGATTATAACGGAAGCTCCTTTTACTGGCGTTATGAAACCGCGTGGATGGCTCACCCTAAAGGGTATTTACTTTTCCCTAAAATCGCTGAAATCAGCATGGAACCTGGGAGTAATGTCGGGTCCGGGCAATATCCAATTACCCTTGAACTCAATTATGATCTTGGAGCTATGCAGGAGTTTAACCAGGTTTTTAATTCTCCAATACCTCCAAGCTTGCTGGACACCGCCGTAGAAGACATCTGGGAAAATTGTTTTTATCTCGACAGCCGTGATTATTCACCGACAAGGCTTCCTTTGTTTGGATCAGGGAAGGCGTTTCTCATGGCTTTTTCTAATGACTCTGCAGACGGACCAATGGAAATTACCGACGCCGTCATTCAAACAGTTTTGGGAGGTTTGTAAAGATGCCAACTTATCCTTTTGCAAGAACAAACGGAGCGAGCTACTGGCAAAACCAGAGCGCCGCAGAAAATGCTGTCTCATCCGCCCGAATGGATGGAGAGATAAACGAGCTTGTCACACATGTTAACGACTCCATCGACCAGGCTTTAAAAGCTACGTCCAGCCCTACATTTGCCGGGTTAACGCTGACGTCCAGCGTGAGCTTTAGTTCCGGGATGGCATTAAGGACCGGACAGAGCGCAGGAAATACTTTATTGCTCCAGGCTTATGACGTGGACGGAGCGAGCTGGTCAACATTCGCAACGCTAACGGCTAACAACACCCCGACGATGGACCTGGACGCCGCCGTTACTCACGGAGGCAAGGCCTTAACTTTTGCCGGGAGCTTTACGACATCAGGGGCTTATGCCTTAACGCTAACGCTGACAGCCACGACGAATGTTACTTTGCCGACAACCGGGACGCTCGCGACTCTTGCCGGGGCAGAGACTTTCGCTAATAAAACCTTAACGACTCCGACAATAGGAAGTTTTACTAATGCTACCCATGACCACTCGAACGCCGCAGGGGGAGGACAGATAACCGACTCGGCTTTAAGCTCTGCCGTAGGCATAACAAAAGGCGGGTCTGGACAGATTACGGCACAAGCGGCAATAGACGCTTTATCCCAGGTAGTCGGGGCGACCGATGAATACGTCTTAACAAAAGATACTGCATCAGGGAACGCTTTATGGAAAATGGCTACGTCAACAGGCGGGCTTAATAACGTCGTCGAAGATGTGACACCACAATTAGGTGGTGCATTAGATACCAATTCCTTTGCTATAAATGAAAGCAAAGGAGCAACAATCGCGGATTCCGCTACTCCTGATATTTTTAACGCTACGGACGGTAGCACGATACACTTAGCCGGAACGACTACTATTACGGATTTCCCAAACGCTCCCGCTGTTGGTTTATGGAGAAAAATAATCTTTGATGGTGTAAAAATAGTAACTCACGGTTCCGGTATTACAGTTCAAGGTGCGGCTAACTGGACAACAGCAGCTAATGATTTTGCTTTTGTATATGCCGATACAGTAAGTGCTTTTTTCTTATTTCCTATTAAGGCAGACGGTACCGCAGTTATAGAAACACCAAGTGATCCATCAATTTCGGCTTCTATAACTGCGGATCCAGCTCCTGCGGTAGTTAATACTTTTTACCCTTGTGATGTGAGTGGTGGAGATTTTACGGTAACACTACCTGCTGCAAGTGGAAATAGTGGTAAACGTATATGGATAAAGCTAACTACTGGTACAGCTAACACATTAACGGTTGATGGTGCTTCGGGAGAAACGATTGATGGGGCAGCAACTATTACATTAGATACTCAATATGATTCCCTCACGTTATTATGTGATGGAAGCAATTGGCATGTTATTTAATAAGGAGATTTTATGAGTCATATACCACTAAGGACAAAAATGGTAAATACAACCCGTGCTGATATTTCAGTTAATGGAACGCAGAATATTACAGGAGCAGGATTTAAACCTAAAGGATATGTAGTGATTGGTGGTATATCTAATGGGAATGCTCCATTTATAGGGATAGTTGATTCTGCCGCAGGTCAGTCTCACATAGATAATTATTATGGTGTGACCGCAGGTCGATGGATTACTGATGATAATAGTGCTATTGGTACTATACATATAGACGCTACTCATAGCACAAGGATAACTCACACATCATTTGATGATGATGGTGCGACTATTACATGGACTAAAACAAGCTCACCTACTGGTGCTGCACAGTTAAAGTTTTTATTCTTTGGTTAGAGGAGATTATTTATGAGATGGTTAAAAATTACAGCCACAGGAGCAATAGGAGAAATGCAATCTCATGCTACTGCTGGTACGTTAATAGGCAATTGGGTTAATGGTGGTGGTAATGCAGGAGATGTAACAGAAATTACTGGTACTGAAGCAGAATATAAACAGGCAATTAAGGATAGTATCAGCTTGGCGGATTATCAAACAGAAGCAATAAAAAGACTAAACGCTGAACGTGCGGCGCATGGTTATAATATTTGGTCAATAGAAGATCAATTGAACGTCAATGGTGGCATAGAGTCCGGCAATACGACTAAGGCAAGAAAAAATACGTTCATTAATGCCATGAAAACGGAGTGGGGCGTCGTAAAGACGGCTATTAATGCGGCGAGCAATGAATTAGAAGTCGATGCCGTTACTGCAAGCTGGCCCACAACGCCAGCACCGTAACAAGGAGAACTGGAATGTTAAAAAAAATCTTAATAATCATTTTCTTGATAATTTTACCTTTAAACGCAAACGCTCAAAGGGTTCTCGATGTTTGCGGATGTAAATTCGCGAAAGAGATCAAGGCGTTTCAAAATTTAAAAGTATACAAGGTCTATCACACGCTTTGGCACGTTGTTCCTGGGCGTCCCTTTATGGTCAGGGTAATACTTGGAGAAAGTAAAAATCACAAGTACAGGATATTCACGCTTGCAGTTTCCGATGAAAATAGTTCTACGGGGAAGATTGGTCCGGTCATAGAAGTTTTAAAGCTAAATGACTTAAGCCCTTCTTTGCCCGGTCAACTGATTTACCAGCTATCACTTGAAGAGGTGGCGGCTGAATATATAAAACTTAATTATTAATTTATTAACCTTGTTCTGAGGAGGGACAATATGTTGAAGGTAAAAGTGAAGGATGTAGTAGATTCATTTCCAGCAATGCAGGACTTGGCAAGGGTGAACTTTAACGCAAAAATTTCTTTTGCAATAGCGAAGGCATTAAGAAAGGTCACAAAAGAAGTTGAGATTTACGATAATACCAGAGTCAAGACTTGTAAAAAGTACGGGAAGGTAGATAAGAAGTCTAATCAGTACGTGTTCCCGGACGATAAGAAAGACGTGTTTGATAAAGAAATGGACGAGCTGATGAATTCGACTATTGAACTTAACGGAATAAGACAGCTTTCAATCGACGAGCTGGGTAATGTCCAGATTCCGCCAGCCGCCTTAAATGGCCTGGACTGGCTGATTGTCGAGAGGGCTGTAAGCAATAAAGAAAACCTTAACTAAGTAGCTGTTATGAATTCATTAAATACGTTTTGCATGGAGCCGTACAGGGAGTCCGAGGACTTTGAATACGTGTGGGATGTCTTTCAAAAAGTAATGAAAAACGACTACTCGTTTTCAATGGAGGATTTTAAAAAAGATTTAAGATCGTGGGCCGTATGGATTTGCAGGTTAGGTAGCTCCAGGTGTGGATACATTGGATTGCAACCAACTTCTAATATTGTGGCCGCTATCCATGCCTATATTGACCCTGGGTTTAAGGATAAGAAATGTTTACTTATGAAGCACGCGTTAAATGCTTTTAATAAAGCGCTGGATTACGCATTTAATAAATTGAAGCTCAAAAAAGTAGAGGCGATTGACTCTGGTTATTACGGGAAGTTTATAAAAAAATACTGTCTTGACGCAGGGTTTAGCGTTGAGGGTGTGTTGAAAAATAGAATTCAAACGAAAAATGGTGACTTGCTCCCGATAACCGTTTATGGCTTAACCAGCAACGAGTATTTTTTTAGGGAAGGAGACCAAAAATGAGTGATCCAGGTATAATAGCGGGAGTTGCAGCGGCAGTTGTAGGGGCAGTCGCAAATAAAGTCTTAAACCCTTCACCGGACCCGCCGGCGATAACAAAAGACGATATTGTTACTTACGATGAAGACGGGTACATCAGCTCGGAGAGGTACTTCGACGAAGAGAGTAATCAGTGGGTGTCGAGGGAGTATAACCAGAAATCTGGATGGGAAAGAGAGAGGGAGCTTGCCATAGAAAGAGGTGCAAGCGAGGAAGAGCTATCCAGCATACAAGGACGTATCACCGAGGCTCAAGGTGTTTTAGATGAGGAGTCGGCTGAAAGAGAAAGGGTCCGGCTTGAAGAAGAGAGGAGAAGACAGGAAGAAGCCGCATTCAGGGCCGAGCAGTCTGGATTAAGGACCGAGTTTCAGTCCAGGTTAACGCAGTACGCAGACTACGACCCGGACGCCCAGGTAGAGGATTACGAAAATTACGGGAACACGTTTTACGAAAACATGAAAGGGCGTCTGGATGATGAGTTTGCAGACGTAAAGCGAGAAACAGAGGAAGATGTGTCGAGACGAAATATGATCGGCTCGTCTTTCCATAAGGACCGCCTCCGGGAAATACAGGATGAATACGACGAGGAGCATCAGAATATCATCGAAAGGACGGAGCTGATAAAAAAAGAACTCTACGACTCGGACAGGGGTTTTTATGCCGACATGAACGAGAGGAACAGGGCTTACACTCTTAATGCTCTCTCAAGGATAGACGCGGCGACAGATGCTGCCAGTCTCCGTGATTTACGCTTCGGCGCTCAAGAACTGGATAGGGATTACAATACTGCGCGGATTGATTATTTGGGAAGCCAACAGGCCAGAGCCAGTTCAGACGCGGCTACTCAGATGGCCTTGAACTATCAGAGTACGACGATGAATAAATGGCAGCAGGATATGGCGAATTACCGAACCGAGCAAACCAACATAATGAATGCTTCGACTGGACTCGCTCACCTGTACGGCCGGGAAACATCAAGAA